AATGAATTGACAACAAAAGGCGCAAATGCTCAGGCAATCAATGAGTTTTCGCAAAGAATAGGAGCATTGCCTGAAGCTTTTAAACCAACAATCCAGGAAACAATTGCTCTTGGCGCAGTTCTTAATAAGGCAGGAATTACGGCAGAAATCGCATCGTCTGGTTTCCATAAAGTCCAATCATTGGCTGGTGGGAATATTGGAGCTTTTGCAAAGCAGATGAAAATAGGGACTAAAGAAGCAATAACCCTATTTAATACAGACCCTTCAAATTTTGTGTTCAAATTAGCGGAATCATTGAATGGGCTAAATGCGATTCAAATGACGGATATATTAAAAAAATTGAAGATAAACGATAAGGAAGCAAAAATGGCATTGGGCTCTTTAGGTTCAAGTTACAAAGTGTTTACGGAATTTCTAGGAATATCAAATTATGAATTTGCAAAAAACAACTCGCTGTCTGCGGAGGCTGCGGCTAAAAATGCTACTCATGCCGCTAAAATTGCGCAACTAAAAAATCAATTTGAGGCTTTGGCAATTAAGGTAGGAGAAATTTTCTTGCCTGTATTAGACAAAATATTAACAACAATTCAACCAATCATTAAAAATGTTTCTGACTGGATAACTAAAAATCCGGAACTGGCATCAACCATAGGCAAGGTTGCGCTAGGTGCTTCAGCTCTTGCATTCGCAGTTGGGGGAATAGGTGCGGCTATTCAAGCTGTATTATTTATTGCAAGTCCCATCGGCCTACTTGCGCTGGCTATTTCTGCTATTATTGCTACAGTTGTTGTACTCATTGCTTATTGGGATGAATGGGGGAAATACGCAAGATACCTGGCTGGCCCTTTGGGTGATATTGTAGCAGCTATTATGGCAATCAAAGGGGCATGGAAAAGCACTAAACAACTATTTGAAGATTATGGAATTGTAGGTGCTATTGTCGAAATAGGGAAAAGTATTGTAAAATTTATGCTCACGCCAGTTACTCAATTATTGCAATTATTAGCAAAACTCCCGGACAGTTTTGGGGGAGACTGGGCTAAAAATGCATTGCGTGGTATTGATACAATGCTAGCACCTGGATTAACGAATAGCCAGATTAAAGGGCGATCTGACTACGAACATATAATGAAGGTTATGCAAGGCGACGAAGGTAAGCCATCTGCTCAAGTCTTAGACTTAAAAAAAGCTCAACAAGAATATACTACAGCCTCATTTGAAAAAACAATCAACAACAGGCTAAGTATTGATATAAACGGGAATCCGAAAGACTTTAGTTATAAAGCACCTGCAGGAATACCAATTAAATTGACCTCTAATATCGGATAGTATGATTGATTTACTGATGAAAGAAACTGATGATGGTGGGGATTTTGTATTAGAAGGGAACGATCTATTACTGGATAGCAATTTCGGAACAATGATCTACCAGGCGCTATTCGGGGGTTACGAATACTGGGCTAATGATCTACTACTTGAAGGGTCTCAAAAGTATGAATCAAAAACTGAAAAGACACTAAAAGAGGTGGCTTTAAATTCCGCAGGACGGGTAACTATTGAAAATGCAGTGCGCGAAGATCTTAAGTTCTTCACTTCAGAAATTCCCGGAACAACGGTAAGCGTATCAGCCCAGGTTATCAGTGATGATAAAATGAACATTCAAATATTGATAAACAATGAGGCGTACATATTACAATTTGTATTGCCCGGAAGCTTAATTTTTATACGAAGAGATGTTTAAGATCCCTACACTTAAAGAATTATATGATCAGTCGCTGCAGGACCTTCAAACCGAAATGGGGATATCAATATTGCCATTTGGCAAAATGGTGTTACGTGCTCAGGCTGCCTGGCAATCAGCAAAATTAAAACTATACTATTTGCTCCTGGGTAAAGTACAAAAAAATCTCTTTGCAGATACGGCAGAACCGGAAAGCATGGGAGGGACTTTGGAAAGAATCGGTCGGCTAAAGATAAATCGTAATCCTTTCCCAGCCACTTCGGGAAAGTATGATGTAACTGTAACAGCAACCGGTAATGCTTTTATTCCAACCGGTACAATATTTAAAAGCCTGGAAAGTGCCCTTAACTCAGGGGTGCTTCTAATCAGTGATCAGGATTATAATATCGATCAGGTAAATAATATAATTGAACTCCGGGCGCTCAATCCGGGATTGGAAAGCAAATTAAATGTAAATGACGGGCTGTCCTGTACCGTCCCTATTGTAGGTATTACTGGCGAAGCTCTTGTTATTGCAGAAACTGTATCACCAACAGCTGCGGAATCGGAAGAAGATTACCGACAGGCGATCATTGACAGCTACCGACTTGAACCGCAAGGCGGTGCATCTGCTGATTACATCTTATGGGCGCAGGATGCTCAAGGGGTTAAAGCTTCTTACCCTTATACAAGCCCAACGGCTGCTGCCGAGGTCGATATATATGTAGAAGCATCACCAGAGGATAGTACTGACGGTATGGGAACTCCTACGCAAACAATACTGGATAATGTAGCATCAGTTTTGGAAATTGATCCCAACACACAACAAGGACGTACTCCATTAAGTGTCTGGGCAAATAATGTATATCCGGTAGTGATCAATAAATTGACAATAACGATTAATAATAGTGCTGGTATTACTGAATCACAAAAAGCAATAATCAATGCAGCTATCAAAGAACAGGTAGATGAAGTGAGGCCATTTATTGCCGGTGCAGATATACTGGAAGAACGTAACGACACAATTAGTACGAATCAGGTAATATCCTGGATGATCAATGCAATTCCGGGGTTGGGTTTTGGGGCTGTAGAAATGAGCATTCAAATTGGATCATCAAGTGCCAATACAGTATCTATCAAAACATTCAGTTACGGTAATATCCCATATTTAGTAAATGTAGTCTATGCTTAGCATCATCAGGAAATTAACAAAGCAACTATTACCCAAAGGGCGCGCATTTTGGCAGCCGGAGGGCGGTGTTTTGGATCGATTGAACAAAGCATTGTCCCTGAGTGAAGAGCGAGCTCTAAAGGGGGCGCTGAGCACCTTTGATTCCGCCTTTCCTGATAATGCAAACTTTACTACAGAAGATGCTGATATGTGGGAAAAACGTTTGGGTATGATTAATGGTGCAGGCGTAGCACTGGTAAATCGCATGGCCGCAATACGCTTAAAGTATAATTACCCGGTCACCGATGCCCCGAGGCAATACTACAAGTCCTTGGAGCAGCAGCTCCGGGCGGTTGGTTTTAATGTCCGTGTTTATCCTAATAAGTTTGATGTCCCTGTTGTCACATCCATAGAGTTTTCGTTCAATGATGATATGGAATTGGTTATTACCGGAGATGAAGAAGAGATGGCATTTTATGAATTCAGCATGGATGGTGGAGATATTGTAGTAAAATACTTACCAGGAGCTAAATTAAAGTTTGTGATTGAAAATGGAAGTGTATTTGCTTACAGCTTAGGAACGAAAACACCTAATGAATGGTTGGCCCCGATCAATACCACCATGCATAGCCCGACGACTAGGCATAGCAATGTTTTACAACATAGCACTTTCCAATACCTGGGAGCATATCACTCATTAACGCTAAGGCATCGCCCGTTGTTGCGACATGGAGCACGGTTCAACAATTACGTTGCTAACCATATTGAACGCAGCCGGGACGGTGATTTGGCCATTAATGGTGACATGTGGAAAAGTACGTTTTATATTGCTGGTGATCATATGCCAGAGTTTGCTATAATACCTCAACAAAGAGAGGCAGAATTCAGGCAAATGATATTAAGGTTAAAGCCTGTTAATACTATCGGAATTTTATTTGTAAACTACCAATAATAAAGCAATGATTAAACTAGAAAATAAAGCTAATGTGATGCCTCCGGATGCAGATTATCCATACGGAGCAATTAAGAATGATACAGGTACAGGTGATGGAACTCCTGTAGATGTCCAAGTTTACGGGGATATACACCAATTTTTTGCACGATTATTCGCAATATCCGGATTGACATCTAATGGTCTTCCTGACAACCTTACAAATGGGTTTCAGCTATATGATGCGTTTGAAAAGCTGGCAGGCCTTCAATCCTGGACGGCATTAACGACCCCTATATTAAGTGTAGATACAGGAACAATAACTGCTGGCACTTCATTTATTAATAAAATAAGAATACAGGGGAAGACATTGGAGTGGCAATGTATTTTCAGTGCTACACTGAATAGCATAGGTACATCGATTAGCGTTAATATTCCCTCTGCGATCACTTCTCTTACTATTGCTAACAACACTATTCCGCGGCCAGGAACATGTACTTACTTTAGCGCTGAAGTCCTGCCTGCGGTTTTAAATGCTACAACAGGTAAGGTAACTATTACAAGAGGAGCGGCCTTTCCTAATGGATCTCTAAGGCTTTTTGGGTTTTCGTTTAGACTGGAAATTGCCTAATGCAGATCAATGTAAATACAAAGGCAGTCAGGAATTACGCCAAAAAATTGGAGCAACTCAGTAAATCAGCTTTGCCGGTAGCAATCAGGCAAACGCTGAATAGTGCTGCCTTTGATGTTAAGACCAAAACTATGCCCAAGTCAGCCACCGACAATTTTGTTGAACGTAAGAAAACTTTCTTTAAAGCCACCTCAAAAGTTGAGCAGGCAACAGGATTCAACGTGTCTAGCATGAAATCAACGATAGGATTTAAAAAGACAAGTGGAAAGGGCATGGATCGTGCTGTTGAAGAACTAAAGCAGCAAGAAGAAGGGGGTGTTATAGGGGGTCGTTCTTTTATTGCTCATGATAAGGCGCGTGTAGGTAAAAGTCGGAAGAAAAACGTCCGCCCTGTGAACAGAACCACTGTATTAAAAAACATTGTCAATTCTAATAAAGTAAGGGGAGCTAAAAATAAATCACAGAAATTCATCCGGGCCGCATTCTATGCCGCTAAAAAGTACGGAGCAAATGCCCATGTGATGACACCCAGAGAAAACGGTATAAGTACCGTGCTCAGAATCAAGGAAATATGGGGCAGCACCAGAAGACAAGGGGCAGAATCTTCAAGAAGGCTTGATATAAGAGCTGAGGCATTATATTCCTATAAAAAAGGCAGAAAGGTAAAAATTGATAAGAAAGAATTTATGAAAAAAGCATCTGAAAAAAGTGCTGGTAAAATGGAAAAATTCTTTAACGAACATGCATTAAATCAGGTTAAGAAATTTTATAACAAATGAGTTGGCAGGAAAGGTTACAGCAAAAGTTAACGATCGTTACGGGGGATGGCAAAGTCTATACCCCAAAATGGATGTTTTCAGAATATAGCCGGGAATTTAATAATACCGTTATGGAATTTCCAATGCTTCCGGGATCACTGGTGCAGAAATTGGAAACGAAAGGGCGGATACTGCCTTTAGACTTGGTATTTGATGGTGCTGATCACCTGGAGCAGATCCAGGCATTTGATCAATCTAGTTTGGATAAGCGGCCATGGCAGATCGATCACCCTCGCTATGGCAAAATATTGGCCCAGCCTTTAACGATATCATACACAAACGAAGATTTGAATACCAGCATGGTGCAAATCAATTGTATGGAAACGATCCAGGTAATGGATGTTTTAAAGGTCACCATTGCACCGGTGGAGAAGATCACCGCGGATGCCGATCTGGCAAAGGATAGTGAAATAGCAGCGGTTACTTCTGATATCCCAGCTGTAAAGGTGGCTGATAAGCGATCACTGCTAAAAGATACCATGAACCAGTATAAAACAACGGCTGGGAAAATTAAAGCTGCTGCAGATGTTTCAAAGTACCTGAACGGGTACAATAAATATATCGCCCTGTTGAACAGCGGTACTTCCAGTACGGTACAAATTGCCAGGGCACTGCATGATTTTTCCACCATGCCTTATGCGTTCCTGGATACCGTTGAAAACAGGCTGAACATGCTGAAGCTTCAATACCGCATCATCCGGAACAATATTGGCAACCTGTTCACCCGGACATCAAAACGCCTTTACGAAAGCCAGTCCAGTTTCCTGCTCATGGGTATGGCCCAATCTGTTGTAAATAATGTGGGCGATTCGTTCCGGTTGGTAAGTGGTGTTTTGCCGGTCATGAGGGAGCTAAAAAGTATTTATGATGACTGGATCATTTCACTGGATGCGATCAGCTCCCCGAACGGCGGGCAGGTTGATGGCTACTTACCCGGAGCAGATACGATCCGCAATGTTTCAAACCTGTTCAGTTATACCATTTCCGCATTGATGGAAATTGCGCTGAACAGTAAACAGGAGCGATCAATCCGGTTAACGGAAGATTCAAATCCGGTATTGCTGGCTAAAAAATATTACGGCCTTGACCGGGCTGATGAAAACCTGGTTTTCTTTATCGAATCAAACCGGATCGGTATTTCTGAAATGCTCGAATTGAAAAAAGATAGATTAATTAAGTACTATGTTTAAACTTGTTATAGGAGATACGGCATTTGATAAGTTCCTTGAATTTAACCTTAATCTGAGGTATGACAGTGTGGCCAGTGATTTTTCCTTTACTGCTTGGTTTGACCCCAGCAACGAGGCCCACAAAAGGGCGTTTAAGCCGGGAGATTACCAAACAGCGAAGGTCTACTACAATGATGAAATATTGCTTACAGGAACGGTACTGAATATGTCCTTTGTAAGTAGTGCCCAGAACAATGCTCTGGCTATTTCGGGTTATTCTCATACCGGTGTTCTGGAAGATTGCCAGATACCAACAAGCGCCTATCCGTTGCATTCCAAAGGGCTGGACCTTAAGTCCATCACCGAAAAGATATGTGCTGAATTTGGTATTAATGTGATTGTTGATCCTTCCGTTTCCGGGAGAATAGGCAAAGTATTTAAGAATGCCACTGCAACCAATCAGCAAAGCGCAAAGCAGTACATCACCGACATGGCCGCACAGCAGGGGATTATTGTCACACACGATGCAAATGGGAATATAATCCTTACTGAATGCAACACAAAGGCCACTCCGCTATTTGATTTTACAGGCGGTATTCCAGGTATAGACTTTACGCTGGATTTTGATGGTCAAAAAATGCACTCTGATGTGACAACGCTCCGGCAGGCAAAGATCGGCGGCCGGAATACTAAAAAGAATCCGGTAGTGGGCCAGGCAAAGGTGTCTAATCCCTATTGCAATGTATTCCGCCCCCGAGTGGCCAGGCAGCAAGCAGGAGACGAACATGATACCGGTAAGGCCGCACGGACAAACCTGTCTGAAGAATTAAAAGGCATCGGGATAAAAGGGAATCTTAGTACCTGGAACATTAACGGGGTTTTCATTAAGCCCAATCAGATCATCACTCTTGAAAATCCATATTTGTTTTTGTTCAAAAAAACACGTTTTTTTATAGAAAGCGTTTCTTACAAATTGGATACGAATGGCGAAAGCTGCTCCATAAATTGTTACCTGCCGGAAGTATATAACCAGGACACTCCTAAAAATATTTTTGAATGATCTTCACTACCTATATAAAAAATGTTTTCATAAGAGCGAAACAGAGGATTATCCAGGTCATGGCTATGGGTGAACAAGATATCCGCGAGCCTTATGAAAGCATGCCTTTTGGTATTGATTCCGCTCCGCTGGATGGAATGGTGGCACTGTATTCCGACACCTCAAATAGTGAAGAAAGTGTGATCATAGGCTACATCAATGAAAACCAGGTGGCAAAGATGGGTGAAATCCGGCTATACTCTTTGGATGGGAATGGTGATCAATCCACATTTATCCACTTGAAAAACAATGGCACCATTGAATTTATGGGCAATACGCATAACCTGGTAAGATATATGCCTTTGAATCTAGGTCTGCAGGAGCTGGTAACAAAGATTAATACTGAGCTCAGTAAAATTGCAACAGGAATATCCGGTGTAGGTGGTGTATATCTGCCCACTTACACCAGTTTAAATATATCAAATTCAAAAATAGACGAACTGAAAACATTATGATTTACAATAGCGCAGGGGTTTATGTCGAATCAGCGATCAGCTTACAGGAAAAGATCGTGCGTATTGATCAAGTGATCAGTGCGCTAACCATACTATTGATTGATAATGCAGCTGCAGCACAATACAAAGAATATCAGTTAGATGACGGGCAGACAAAGATCCGGTCTGTTTACAACACACCGGTAGATATTGCGAATTCCATAAGGAGTATGGAGCAATTAAAACAAATGTATATTAATAAGCTCAACGGCCGCACTTTCCGGTTAGTAGATGGCAGAAACTTTATATAATTATGGGATTTTGGGATAAATTATTAGGATTAAATAAAGAACAACCAACAGGTATTGCAACGGAAGAACCACGGGCCTATATGTCCAGCTATTCAATTTCTTTTGACGGGGAAAAGAATCTGGGTGAAATGGGGCCAGTTAAGAACTATACAGTTGATTACAATATGCTCCGGGCAAGGTCCTGGCAAATGTTCCTGGATTCGGAGATCTGCCAGTTGGTCTTCAGGCGGTTCGCTACCTGGGTAGTGGGTGAGGGTTTAAAACTGAAACTTGAACCCAATTTAGATGTATTGGAAACAGAGGGGATACACCTTTCAGAAAAAGAAGTTAAAGCATTCACGAACCAGTCAGAAATGAGGTTTAAAGTATGGTCTAATGACTTTATGTCTGACTATGCTGATATGACCACTTTTCAAAAGCAGCTGGAGGAAATTTTTCTGAATGCCATTATCGGCGGCGATTGTCTTGTGATCCAAAGAGTAATTAATAATACTCTGAAAACTCAGATCGTCGATGGCGCTAATATCTGCACTCCCTGGGGTTGTAGTTATAGCGGCACGGATTATATCAGTGCTGAAGGAAATCGGATCCGTCATGGTGTAGAAATTGATGCTAAAGGGCAGCACGTGGCCTACCATGTGAAAACGTCACCTTTTACCTGGGAGCGTATCAAGGCCCGCAATAAATTTGGCAACCGTACGGCATTCATGGTATATGGTTTGAAATACCGGATCGGTGAGGTCCGCGGATTGCCCTTGATCTCAGCAGTAATGGAAACGGCCAGTAAAATGGAGCGTTACAAGGAAGCCACGCTGGGATCAGCAGAAGAAGCGGCAAAGATGGTGTTTACCATTGAACACCAGGCTTTTTCTACCGGTGAAAATCCGCTGGGGCAACAGCTTGCTAAGATCATTAAACCCACCAATAATGCCAACGGGGAAAATCCTATTGATATAAACGGTAAGCAGTTGGCTGACACAGTAGCAGCAACTACAAATAAGCGTGCCATCAATATGCCGCAGGGTGCGAGCTTAGAAGCAGTTGAAAGTAAAAAGGAAGTGAACTTTACGCCATTTTATGACGGAAATGCAAAATATGTATTTGCTACAGTTGGCATTCCGCCTGAAGTGGCTATGATGTTATACACCAGTAACTTTTCCAGCTCCAGGGCAGCAATGAAAGACTGGGAGCATACACTTATTGTCCGCCGGGATGACCTTTCCTTACAGGCAATAAAACCGGTATTTGCATACTGGCTGGATATTGAAGTATTGACCAATAAGATTGTGGCACCGCAATACTTAAAATCTATAATGGATAAAAATCAAATGGCTTTATCTGCTTACCGATTTTCCCGGTTTGTTGGTGCAAATGTTCCACATATAGATCCATACAAAGAAGTTCGCGCAGCCAGGGAAAAGCTGGGAGCTTTAGGAAAGGATCTGCCATTAACTACATTGGAAGAAGCGATTGAAGCACTGGGCGGTGGCGATGTAGATTCGGTATTAATGTATTATGCCGAAGAATTGAAAAAAGCAAAACAGCTTGGTTTAAATGAAGCAGCGCAAAAGTCAGAAACTACAGTAAAAGAGGAAGCTTAATTGTCTTCCTCTTTTTTGTATTCTTTGATGTGCTCTGGAGTATTATTAATTGTTTGTACCAGTAAAAGCTTAACATAGTCAGCAAGATCCAGTCCGTTGTATTCGGCCATGTTGCAAAGCTGTGTATATGCTTTTCCTCTTAGTGTTCTGATGCGTATTTCAGGTGTTTTTTCTTTTCCGCTCATGGTTATAATTTCAAAGTGGTTCCTACTAAGATAGCATTTGTAAAATAAAAAATCCCAAAATAGTCCCATAATAGTCCCAAAAACGGGACTATTTTTTTTTACCCTTTGCGCCGCTTCTATTTTAGTAGAAATGAGAAAGCAAATCCTTTTATACTCTGCAATATATGCCTATACAGCCGCATCCTTTATTAAGGACCTGGCTGATAACAAAAATAGCAATATTGAAATTCGTGTAAATACTCCCGGCGGTAGTGTGTTGGACGGGTACGGCATGATCGCCCAGATCTCCGAGCACGAAAAGGATATTTTTCTAAAAGTAGATGGTCAGGCCGCCAGCATGGGAGCTATCCTATGTTTGTTTGTTCCGACACAAAATATTGAAGCCTTAGACGTTTCAACATTCCTTTTTCATCGTGCTGCTTATGGATGGTGGATTGAAGATGATAAAAAAGCCTTTACTCCTGAATTGCAGGCCAGCCTTAAAAAAGTTAATGACCATTTACGTGCTGCTATGGAAGGGAAGTTTACCGCTGATCAGTGGTTCAAGGAAACCGGTGTAAGCCTTGATGATCTTTTTTCTATTGATAGCCGTATTGATGTTGAGATCAGTGCAGAACAGGCAAAACGCCTGGGTATAATTGGTAGTATAAAAACAATCACTCCTGAAAAAAGAGCGGAAATAAATTCCTTATCTGCAAAGATCGCAGCCATAAGATTACCAGAGCCCGCAACCGCAACTGCAACAACAAACTCACCTGCAGCGGTGCCAACAAATAACGATTCAAATAAAAAAACAAATAAAATGACTTTACCAGAATTTAAAGCCGCTAATCCTGAGGGGTATGAAGCAATACTGAAAGAAGGCGCAAAGGAAGAGCGTGATCGCGTTGGCTCCTTTTTGACTTTTGCACACCTGGACCTTAAAGCCTGTATTGAGGGCATTGAATCCGGTGAAAAAATCACACAGAAGCAAATGTCTGAATTCACATTAAAAGGAATTCAATCCGGACATCTGAGTGCAATCACAGCTGAGAATCCGCAAGGGGTTGAAACTCCGGAAGCCGAAAAAGCAAAAACAGCAACACAGGAAAAAGTTAAAGATTTCCAGTCTGCTGTATTCTCTGACCTGGGTATTACCCGCAAATAATATTCGATATGTTGACCAAAAACTACGATACCAGAAAGATATTCATCGGGGATAATTTATACCAATCCGGAGAATTCACAAATAGCGGAGGTTCACCAGTAACACTTGAAAGAGGTCTGCTAATTGGCCGGGTTGCTGTATCCGGTAAAATTATTGCTTCCGTATCTACCGCGACTGATGGGAGTGTGGATGCTTTTGGTGTGCTTGGTGACGATCGTACCGTTGCCCCTGGTGAAACCATTACGGTAACCTATTGCGTTGCCGGCAGGGTTGATGAAGCAATGGTAAAACTTACCGGTGCAGAAACATTGGATA